TACATCAGCGCTGAGAACAACAGCACTGAGATCTGGGCAGACTACTACATGATGGGCATCGGCTGCACTATGCTTGACGACTTCGGCGTGAACCACAAGATCAACAAGATCTTAGGCAAGTACGGCTTGTTTGCTGAGTGGCAGAACCCTGGCTGCTTAGCGGTTTGTGAGGCGTGATATTTTTTTTCGCCTTGCCCTTGACAGTTTCTGTCACACACCCCATATTAGCAGTGGAAGGAGGAAAGAGATGATTGACCACGTAGCGTTTCGGATGGAGGTCGCCGGCGGCAATGCCGCTATGGTCGACAACCCTTTGGAAGCTTTAGCCCATATGTTCCAGGAGCAGTTGGTTGACCGGTTACGGTTGGGCGCTGACTACGGCAACTTGCGGGATGCCAACGGCAATGTTGTCGGTGCCTGGAATGTTTACTTAGACCATGACGAGGAAGATGTCTAATGAGTGCTTATTTATGTAACGAACAACACATCGGCGTTCTTGCCAATGCCATGTATCACGCCAACGTTGGCTTGTACTGCCAGCCTAACAGCCCCCAGAAAATGGCAGAGGCTTTAGCCAAAGCCAACTGGATCAGCATCGAGGCACGTTATCCTGGTGACAACTTCATGCTTGGCGATCAAACCTTTGATGAGTATTGCGGAGCCTGTCAGAAAGAAGCCTGTTACCCAGATCCCGATCTAAAGCCTGTGGACTTCATCAAGATTGCTCAGTGCTTTGCCTACCAGGCATGTGAGGCCAAAGAGTTCCGGGAAGCCAACTACGACGATGATTACATCGGTCAATACCACATCAACCAGTTCATCATGGAAATGGTGCGGAAAATGCCTGGCTACGATGATGCGCCCTGGGGCTACCAGCGTAAGCCTGACGCGCCAGAGGTTATGGATCTTAGCGCAATGATGATGGCTTGATCTTGTTTAGCGCCCTTCGGGGCGCATTGCTGGTTCAAGAGAAAGGAGACCACATGGGAATGCATGTAACAGTTTATCGGAGCGCTCGTAGCGATTACGACTGCACCAACGGCGGAGCAAGCAGCTACGCCAAAGAGCTTTGCCTAACTAACGTTGATGGCCCCTGGGAGCCGACCGATGAGATCCCAGCTGCAAAGCTTGTAGCGCGTGACATCGGCGGCATCACCTTGAGCATTGTGCCTGACGATGTTGCCGACAAATGGCACATGTTCGGCGGTAACTACGCAGCGACCAGCGACAGCCGGTTTAGCGAGGCTTGCCGGAAAATGTCTGGACACCGTTGGTATGGCGCTGTGCCAATCCACGACCGGGTAGAGTAGGCAATACCATGCAACCCAAGCACAAAAAAACACGCCGCAAAGGAGACTTGCAATACCCCTGGGAATACCGGGGGTACATGATCCGCAGCGGATCTCGCAGGATGTATAACGCTGTCACTTGGACAGCTGACCAGGACGGCACCGCAATCGCTACTGCACCGTCACTCAAAAGATTGTGCGTAACAATCGACAACATGGAGGACAATCAATGAAAGAACTTTACAAGATGATGGCAGCTGACGACATGCGCCCGACTGCCAAGGTAACAAAGCAGATCGACGGCCTGGTTGCCCGGTACAACAAAGACAGCGTTGACCAGGCGATCAAGACCAGCCGGCAAAAGATCACCGGCAAAGAGGCCAAAGCAATTCACGCATTGCTGAAAGGACGCAGCTAATGGACAGCTGGCAAGACTTTATCCAGGTGCTTAAATCAATCACCCTGGGCGACATCATCGGAGCTATTTGCCTGGTGCTTATGCTATACATGGGATTGTTCCTAGCTTTAATCTACCAATAAATATCTCTCAGAGCCTCAGAGAAGCCCCACTGGTGGGGCTTTTTGCTTTTCAGGCCTCCGCATACCAGCCGCTACCCTTCCCCGCCTGAGCGGTACAGTTTCTCGATGTTCTCGCAAAACTGGATCTGATCGAGCGGCGACAAGCTGTCCAGGTGCTTCGCTGCCTCGATAAAGTTATCCGTGCTCAGCTTCTGCCGGAGCAAGCCCATCACCTTCTTGATCCGGTGCGCCAGGGGATCCGCCATGCTTTCAGCTTTGCCACGTTTATAAGCTGGATCCATGCGCCGTAACATAGTTTGCAAAACTTGCTGCTGCTCTATGCTCTTTGATGCAATGCTCTTTGTAGCTCTTAAAGAGTTATCTATAGAGTTATTATACGGCTCCTTAAGGTGCTCCTTAAGGTGCTCTTTATTAGCTAGATCTCGCCTTGGCAGGCTCGCGTTAGCGTACAGCCTTTTTCTCATCTGTCAACTCACTATTTTTCAAGCCCTGAAAAGCCTCTTCTTGCGCCCTGTCCAGGGTGTCAGAATAAACCACGGCGCGCAGTGCCAACCTTGCCCTGGTCAGCCGGTCGTCTAGCATTATTATCGTTTCGTCTTTTGTCATGTACCTTCTCCCAGCATTCGTGCCTATCAACAGGATCGCAGATCAGCTCGCCAGAGGCCAGGATAACCCAGCCCCCCAGCTTTACATCATGGATCCGACCACAGCTGACGCAGCCGTTTACATCTGCATTGCTTTCGAACCCGCTGCGTTTAGCCTTCTTCTTGCTCATCTTTCACCACGTAACCGTAGCCTTCGCAGTCCTCGCAAGTGCCGTTTATCTCCTCCAGATAACCGCCATTCACGTAATCGATCACTGGCTTGTCCAGGCTAACCTCACCAGTGCCGCTGCACTCTTTGCATTCCTTAGCTGGTTCCTCGAACCGACGACCCTCCGGGCCATAGAACACAAAGTTAGCCTTGCCGTTGTTTATCTCTAAGCCGCTAAATTTCATGGAAGCGATCTCCACTTGATGCAAGCCTTGCCCCACTTGGTCTCGCCGCGCTCTCCAGTGTCCTCGATCTTGCCGTCATTCTTCAACTCAGAAAGCCTGGGCTGCACCGAGCCGTATGGAATGTTTAGTATCATGCTGATGTCCTCAGTTGTTAGTGCCTGGGGAACCTTCTGCAATAACTGCAACACCCGATCACGTATTGTTAGTCTGCCCTTGTAATTGCTGCGCGCAGCCGCCTCGCTTGTGTCAGTCTTTTGATAACCGATCTTTTCTTCTGTGTATGGCATGGTTTTACTCCTTTATCCAACCTATCCATTGCAAAAATGCCTCGTAAGTTTCCAGGGGAAGCACTACCAGGGTGCGCTCCCGATCTTTGCGAACAAACAACATATCGCTGTCGTCCTGGTCGAGCGCATCATATAGATCCTGGTACGCTCTCGCTCTGCGCTTACACTCAGCTGTCAGAGCCAGCTCCGGCCCCAGCTTTATGTCACTCGCATAGTTTCCCTTCATGGCCCCGGACAATGGGATCCGCTCAGCTTCAACGCCGCGCTCCCGGTGCCAGTTTACAATCTCCCGCTCGTAGGCTGCGCCTTTATCTCTTGCCGCTTTCCCGCCCATAGATCACCTGTAGAAATCGTTAGCTGTTACCTCGCCAAGCGTACTCTCATGGATCACGCTCATAAACTTTGGCGCCGGGATCATTCGGTCTTTATGATCCGGTGGTAGGCACCATCTGCGCACCACAGTAGCATGGGCAGCGCCCAGCTTTTTCGCCAGCTGCGAGTAGGACAAGCCCTTTTTGTTTCGCCAATCTTCCAGTGTCATAAAAAAACTCCTTGCAATGTTTGTTCTCATTTACTACTTAATGACATAATCTGTCAAACGAAAGATGCAAGCATGTCGATAAGTAATTCTAAAAAGTGGGCGTACAGCAAAGGATATTACCACCATTCGCAGCCAAGTACCCCTGATTTCTACACTTTTTTTCAGAAGGGTATCATTCGACCGGAGCGCAGCCAGGCATTGAAAGTGCTGAGAGATGAGGCAGAAGGTGTCAAAGAAGATGCTGAGGCCGTGCTCGAGCAAGGCGGATACTACCAGGATTATCTCGGCAAGACGCAATTCCAGGACAACATAAACATGGCATCGGGCCGGGCCGTTGAATACTTTTGCGACCTCATGCTGATCGAGGGCGCCATGCCATCTGAGGCATACAGTGAAGCAGTGAACGTGTTAGCTGGATTGCAAACCGGATCCTGGATTGACCAGGATAAAACCGCAGCGCAGATCGAGGGCCGTCAGAAAGTTAGGTTTGGAGCTGACGGTAAAGCTTCGAAGAAAGGCGATGAGATTGCACACTGCGAGTTTGAGCTAGTATGCGAGAACGCTCATGCTGGATTGAAAGAGGCAATGCAGGGCGCCAACCAAATCATCGGGCAGACTGAGCTGCGCGGTCAGCTGCCAGGCTGCGAGCTAGATTACCTGGGCTTCGGAGATTACCAGGAGGGAGCCGTCGAGCTAAAGACTCAATGGGATACCGGCGTTGATACTGACAGCCCGAGATCCAACAGTTTGCCGAAAGATATAAAGCAGATGCACCTGATGCAGATAGCCGGGTATTGGCACATCACCGGCAAGATCCCTCGCATTGTTTACGCAAATCGGTTAGGCTATCGTGTGTTTGAGGCAACGATTGAGCAGTTAGAATATGCATTGCAAGATGTTATCGCGGCGTGTGTGCGCCGGGAAAAACTAATGATGGTCACAGAAAACACAGAACAATTATTAAAACTCTGTGATCCTCATTTCGGAGACAGCTTTGTGTGGCGCGACCTACACCCGGACGTGCTGCGCCGAGCGAAAAAATTAGCGGGAGTATTAAGATGAGCACAGCGTGGAAAGCTTTGTCCGGCATCGATGTCGGCAACAAAATAGAAAAGAAAGGGCGGTTTAGTTACCTATCCTGGTCATGGGCCTGGCAACAGGTCAAAGACAAATACCCTGGCGCAACGTTTGAGATCCTCGAGGACGTTGTGTTTCCAGACGGCACAAGAGAGGTGCGTGTCAGTGTAACCATTGAAGAACTGACGCATATGATGTGGCTTCCGGTAATGGATCACAGCAACAAAGCAATCCAGAACCCAAACGCCAGGCAGATCAACGATGCCCGGATGCGTTGCTGGGTAAAAGCAATCGCGCTGCATGGCCTGGGATTATACATTTATGCCGGGGAAGATGTGCCGCACAATGACGATCAACCAGCCCCACCACCGCCTCAGCGTCAAGCGCCAATGCCGCAACACCTGGCGGTAGATGATGGTATGCAGAGTTATCTTGACGAAAGGCTTGCAGAGCTAAAGACTATCACTGTCCTGGAGCACCTAAAACAATGGGAGGACTACTACGACAGTGGGCTAAACCGCATGAATGAAGATCGCCCGGATCTTTATGCAATACTTGAACAAGAATTTAACAAGAGAAAGGCAATGCTATGAGCAACAAACCACAATTAGGAAACAGCCGGTTACAAATCCAGGGATACATGGATAACGGTCAGAATGTAGACATGGCGGCATCCGCCTGGATCAACGAACCAATGGAGATGAAGGATAACCCTGAAGCTCTTGCGGCTATCGATCAGATCCACCAGCTGATGGTGCAGCACAAGCTGAAAGTAAACGTGCAGATCAAAGCCCGGCGCGGAGATGATGCGCGCAACTGGCCTAAGATCGGATCCTGGAACCTGTTTCCAAATGATCGGGACATGCAGCCACAGCAACAACAGCAACCACCGCAGCAACAGTGGCAGCAACAACCAGCTCCACAGCAACAGCCTCAACAGGCTTGGCAGCAACCACAGCAACAAGCTGCACCCTGGCAAAGAGGGTAGGAATGGTTAATCTGACGGATAGTTTTACAAAACTTTATGGACGACGCCCGACAGAAGAAGAAGTCGCCACAATGTGGCAAATGAAACGAGAGCAAGAGGGTTTTCGCAAACAGCAAGTAAAGGAGAAAACAAAAGAGCCTAAACCTAAAAGGCTGCGAGAACCCAAGCCGCCTACAAAAGTGTATGTTTCTAAGGAGAAGTTTCCATATCGAGCATCAAGGGACGCAAAATGTATAAACAGATTGATGATCTTGGGACTGCAAATCAAAGAGATCTCTTATGCTTTAGGGCAGACAGAAAACTTTGTCATGGCGCAGATTGAAAAGTGGCAGCTGCCTAGACCGAATGATGACAAATAGATAATCGTGTGGGTGGCGTTATATATGGTCGGACTATAACTTGGGCTTGGAAATGCCACCACCCACCAAAACAATCTAACAAACTGAGAAGCAGAGGCAATGACAACTTACTATATCTTTACAATTTTCTACATGCTGAACGGCTACGAAATGGAAAGCCATATTCTGGTGAACAGCGCAGACAAATGCTACGAGCTAGTGCGCGCAGCTGAGGAAATATCTAACGTGTTACCAGCTGATATTTTGTGCAAGGATACAGGCAGATTATCGGCATCAATTAAACCCAGGTTAAGACCCGAGTAATCACTTACCGTACTTGCCGCCACCGCTTTTTGTAGACTTAGGTTTCTTTTTACCAGGCATGTTATGCTTTCTTCTTGTTCATCATTGAGATCCGCTTCGCTTTTTTCTTTGCGTCAGCTTTCGATGAGGCGCCCCAGGCTTGCAATGATTTAAGTAACCTGGTCGGTCTACCCTTCTCATCACGCTCCGGCCCCTTCATGTTTCCCATGCGCGCCAAGAAAGATGCACGGCGCGGATTGTTGCCCTTTTTCACTGGTGCCTTGAGATTAGATCCAGGGTTCTCGCGCTCGTAAGATTTGCGGCCCTTTTCATTTAGACCACCGCTTGGGTTCTTACCTTCTTTGCGCTGCCATGCTGCCGACCTTGCCATGATTAACCCATCATCGATTTGCGCTTAGGTTTCTTCGCAGTCTTTGCGCTGTCGGCAAAGTCCTTTGCGCTCGGCGCCCCAGCTTCACCAGGCTTCCTCATCTTCTCGCCAGATCCAGCTGCGATCCGCTTGCGTTTCGCATGAATGTTTGCGTACAATCCAGGTTTCTTAGCCATGTCTTACACCATCAGTTCAAAGTGAGGGCCGTCGATAAACGGACGACGACCTTGTGAACGGCGTAGGTCTATGTATGCATTCATCGCATCCTCGGCGGTGCCGTCCCAATCGCCAATGTTATCTATGTGCCACGCTGCACCCCAACGTACTTTGCAGCCTACCATGTTTGCGCCCTCTTTCATAGCGTCTGCAATGTCGTCATAGAGGTTTAGCTCCCAAGACCCCCTGCCATTTATGAAGCACATAAGATCAACGGCAAGGCCATCCAAGTGCTTTGACTTCATGGTTTGTGACGCACCCTTTTCATACAGCTCTTTCTGTTGCTCTAATGTGCGCAGCCCTTGGATTACACCAAAGTCTATCTTTGTAACTGTGATTGCATGCTTGACGACAGCAACCATCCGCTCGTCAACTCCTTCCAGCCGATCAAGACTGCGGCGGCTTAGTTTGAACTCACTCATTTCTTTAACCCTCTCATAGTTCTTATCCCAAACGAGGCGGCAATGGACGCATACATCCCCCACTGAACCCAGAGGGGGGTTGTCTCAAGGTTAGCAAATCCCTGTGCCATTGTATCTTGTAAGCTAGGCACAAAGTTAGCAGCAAGGATAAGAACAAACACAATAGTCCAAAGTTCGTCCTTCCATGAGTTTTGTGCAGAACGTATAGCTTCAAGCTCCCAATCAATCTCACCAGTTGCCTGTTTAAGTTTGATCTCTGCATTGGCTTTTTGTACCGCTGTTTTACCATCTACCCAAGCTGTCGCCAGACTGCCGAGGCTTCCTATTATCTGACCTATCATGCCGAACCTCGATCCGTCTTAGCTTCCTTGTTCATCCAGATACCAAAGCAACCAGTCAATGCACCCATACACACAGAAACTAAACCAGCCTGTCCATTTGTAGGATCAGGCAAAGACATGTACCAGTGGACGCTTTGGTAGGTTAAGATTGTTACCACTAGCATCATCAGCCGTGGAAAGATTTTATATTCATCAATTACTGTTGCTGGCATAATACTCTGCAATCCTTTTGTTCGACGTGATTATAACTACTTTTCCGTTTTTGTCCAAAACTGTGTACTTTACCACTTTCCCATGTAGACACCCAAGTAATAGATACCCGCAATCATGCCGCCGCATGCAAAGATGCCAGCTACAATGTAACCAATGATTTCCATCTTTTTCTGGTGGGCTTCATGTGCTGCTTTCTTTGCAGCCTGTCTTTGCTTGCGAGCTTCTAGCTGCCATTGCTGCCAGCGTTGCCATGTGCCTGGCTCGCAGTATAGTCTTACATAGCTTTCGAGTTCAGCGCGTTTCTGGCGTATTTCTTCAAGTGCTTGGAACTCTTCCCAATCGCCCTCTGCGCCACCAGCTATTGCCGTGAAAGGACTGTTCTTCTTACGTTGAACAGCTTCTTTTACATCTTCTTCCGCAGAAAGGAACTTACCGACCGCGCCGATAAGTCCCGCAGTTTCTTTGCCATTACCGAGAGCAGTCCTGATAACCGAATAAGCGGCATTCGCAGCCGCAATGCTCTCAAGTATAGCCATGTTATCATCCCGACAAGCTCAGTCGTAACAGCATAATAATAATAGCTGCGGATGAGCCAATCATAATAGCTTCTAGTCTTTTCACACGATTAAACAAATCTTTAAACTGAATATCCATTTCAGTTTTCATAGCAACAATCTGCTTTTCTATAGTGTCAATGCGCTCATGCGCTGATGAAACAGTACGTTTATCCATCTCGTTCCTCTTACGGTGCTACAGGCCAATCGGCATCATCTAAGTTAGGCCACGCATCTAGGTCTGAAAGATCGCGTAGCTCTTGGCGATAGGTTGCCCA